CATCATATTAAACATATCAAGGATGGTGGTGCTCGGCTTGCTAGTAGTAATTTCGAAGCGGTTTGCCGATCATGCCAGGCAAAGGAACATCCAAGATAAGGTAATGATGGAGGTTATAAGATGATAATATTAGAACCAATACCTGGGTTCCCTCAATATTTAGCATCAGATAATGGAGATATTATATCAATAAGGGAAAGAATACCAAAGACGTTAAAGGCTAGTATGCATAAAGGGTATCTGCATGTGAATGTAAAGAAAGGTTATGGACGTTCGACACAAGTAAAAGTGCCGGTCCATAACCTTATTTTGTTAGCGTTTCACGGGCCTAAAAAACTAGATAATTATGAGTGTAGGCACCTGGATGGTAATGCTCTTAATAATACACCTGATAATTTAAAGTGGGGAACAAAACTAGAAAATACGCAGGATCAAATAAAACATGGAACTGCGGTGTTTTTAAGAAAAGGCGAAAAACATCCATGTTCAAAACTTACTGAAATCCAAGTGTTAAAGATAAAAAAAGATATTATAAGTGGGGAAAAACAATCGTCTATAGCAACAAGATATGGGATAGATCAAAGGCATGTTAGTGATATAAAGAATGAAATAACATGGAAACATTTGTGGGGTGTTAATAAATAGACCCCCAGGGGGTATGTAATCTCTACAGAAATCCGCTATATACTAGCGTGGCCTAGCTTAGCTTATACAAAACTCGTTTTTTCAATAATTTCGGTTTTGGGGGGAGCATAAGACATAATAGCTACACGGAATAAGCGGATAATCAGCCCTATCCGCTTACTTCTTATGCTTTTATTTATTATATAATGGACTGAAATATTGCTAAGGACTGATTAAAATTAAGCAAAAAAATCAAATATTTTAACTCAGATAACTATATGATTGGAGTTACAAAAAATGGAGATAAATTCTTTTTTGATAAAGAAGACTTGTCATTAATTAATAAATATTGGTGGCATTTAACGACTTCTTATGGAAATAAATACATATCAACTAGAATTAATAACAAAACCGTACTTTTGCACCGTCTGATTTTAAATTACCCTAATGATGATATAGATCATATTAATCACGATGGGCTAGATTGCAGGAGAATTAATTTGCGTGTTTGTTCTCGAAGCGAGAATATGGGTAATAGAAGAAAGAAGAAACCTGCAAGTTCTTTGTACAAAGGCGTATATTTTTATTGTAAACATGGTAAATGGAAAGCCCAAATTCAAGTAAAAGGTAAAAAGATAGCTTTAGGCACATATGAAAATGAGATTAATGCAGCAGCAGCTTATAATAAAGCCGCTGTTTTTTATTTTGGCGAATATGCTAATTTAAATATTATCTAAGAAGATGGTGATTGAATGGGAGGTAGGAATGGAAAACCAATTGCGCTGCACTTAGCACAAGGAAACCCGAATCGATTGACTAAAGCGGAGATTGAGCGGAGAAAAAAAGCAGAAATTAAACTTGGCGATAATAAATTAAAGTGTCCTGAATTTGTAAAAAGTGATGTAAATGCATTCGCAAAATGGAAAGAAATCACTAAAATTTATAAAGAAATTGACTTTGTTTCTTCTGGTGATATTGGATTATTGGCAAGGTATTGCATGACATTTAGCGAGTATCTACAATTGCTGGAAAATAGAAAACGAGTAGGGCAATTTCATGCTGATTGGGATGAGTACGAAGATGTGTTGCCAGAAGATTTTATCGATGCAATGAATAAATATATGCGTCTCAATGTTGATTTGCAGATTGATTCAGCGATTAATAAAAAGATGGATATGCTCATTAAAATGGAAGATCGATTATTTTTAACTCCGTTATCTAAAGTAAAGAATGTGCCTAAAAAAGAAACCGAAAAAGTTGATCCATTGGCTGCTAAAGGATTTGGTAACGTATGACACTGAGGGAGGAGTTAATACAATATTGCTATGACGTAATTGCTGGAAACATTATTGCCTGTGTAAAAAATAAATGGGCATGCATGCGGTTCCTACGTGATATTGATAAAGAAAATACTGACGAGTTTCCATATGTTTTTGATGAAGCCGCTGCAGAGCGGTTTTTTGATTGGATGCGATTGTTTAAACATACGAAGGGGCCTCTTGAAGGTACTTACAAAGAACCTGTCCTAATTGAAAAGTTTATATTCGGTAATATTTATGGATGGATTCATCGAGATACTGAGCGAAGAAGGTTTCGATTTGCCTATTGGCAAGTAGGTCGTAAGAATGCCAAATCTCAGGATATGGCGATTATGGGACTATACGAAATGTCTGCATTTGGTGAGCCTTGTGCGGAGATATATGTGGCAGCTACGAAAAAAGCACAGACTAGATATGTTTGGAATGAAGCAAATCTAATATATAAGCGTAGTTTGCTTGCTAATAAATTCGAAACCTCATACGGTGAAATAAGACATATAAAAAGCGAATCAATTTTCTGCAGAATGTCTGCAGATGATAAGATTAATGGCGATGGTAGTAATCCTCAGTGTGGAATACTTGATGAGTACCATGCTCATCCAACAGATGAGTATTATAATATTTTAACATCTGGAATGAAGTCGCGGAGGCAGCCACTACTTTTCATTATAACAACCGCAGGTTTTGATTTAAATAATCCTTGTTACAAAGATGAATATCAATATGTTAGTAAAATCTTAAATCCTAGTATTGATATATTTAATGACAGATACTTTGTGATGATAAATGAGTTAGATAAAGATGAGGAAGGCAATCTAATTGATGATATTAGAGATGAACATTGTTGGCCTAAAGCTAATCCCATAATTTCCACATCAGAAGAGGGCATGGAGTCTATTAGGGCTGAATTGGTAGTTGCACTAGATAAGCCTGAGAAAATGCGCGATTTCTTAACAAAGACATGTAATGTATGGGTAAACCAACGGCCTAATGGTTACATGAATATGGATAAATGGGCAGCTTGTAAGGGGGAAATTCCAGACTTAGCAGGAATGAGCTGCATAGTCGGTGTTGATTTATCAACTAAGATTGATTTAACGTCAATTGGATTTGAATTTACTTTGTCTGATGGTAGATATATAGTACTATCTCACTCCTTCATGCCAGAGGATACAGTGTTTGCGAAAAGAAAGACTGATAAAGTGCCTTACGACCTGTGGATTAAACAAGGATATCTAACCGCGACGCCAGGATCAGTCATTGATTATAGATTTGTTGGTGAGTATATGATTAATTTAGCTAATGAAAATGGGTGGATAATTAAAGAAATATGCTTTGATCCTCACAATTGCTCACAGTTCGCCCAAGAACTGCAATCGGAAGGTTATGAGTGCATTGAAGTTAGACAAGGAATTCCGACTTTAGGAGAACCTACAAAGTCATTTCGCGATTTGGCATATGCTCAAAGGATAATTCATGATGGTAACCCAGTTTTAGGGTGGGCTGTAAGTAATGCTGTTACTAGGCAAGATCATAACGCAAATATAATGCTTGATAAAGCAAAGTCATCAGAGCGAATAGATCCAATTGCCAGTCTGATGAATGCTCATACAAGAGCCATAGTTATGGCAGAAGATACAGGCAGTGCTTACGACAATTACGATGTAAGAGAAATCTAATTAAGGTGGTGGTCAGGGTGGTAAAGCATCCTCAATAAGACTAGGAGGTCTTATTTTTTATGCCTGAAAGGAGGTGGTTTTACGAATTTATTAGATAGAGCAAAATTAGCATATAGGGCATGGACTTTAGCAGATACAAGCAGTGACAATCCATTGCGTACTGGTGAAATAACTAAAATTGATGGGATATCAGTAAACCCTAAATCAGCGATTAAGGTTATTACAGTTTTAGCGTGTTGTAGAGTGCTTGCAGAGTCAATTGCCAGTCTATCCCTCATAACGTACAAAAATCTTAAACCAAGAGGCAAAGAGAGAGCTACAAGCCATAACTTATATTACATCCTACATACAAAAACAAATCAATTTATGACAGCTTATCAGTTTAGAGAATGTATGATGTATCAGGCATTGTTATATAAAGGAGCTTATGCTGTTATTCGCTATGATAATGATGGTAAGGTGACCGAGATTATGCCATTAAAAGCAGGGGCCACTCAGCCAGCCTTTGATGATAAGGGTAAGTTATGGTATTTGACAGTTATTGATGGTGTACAATACGCTCTGCATGCTGATGAAGTACTATATATTCCAAGTCCCAGCCTTGATGGACTTGTCAGTGAATCAATTATTGATTTAGCTAAAAATGCAATTACTTTGAGCATGGCAACAGAAGACCATGGTATTGATTTCTTTGCTGGTGGTGCTAAACCAGGCGCGGTACTTTTATATGACAAGCAGTTAAGCGATCCTGCTTATCAACGACTTAAAGAAGCGTGGAATACCAAGAGTAAAAATAGGGCTGGTGCGATAAAGATCTTGGAATCTGATATAAAATATCAAGAGTCAACAATGGCGAATGATAAAGCTCAATTTTTAGAGTCTAGGAAATTCCAACGTGAAGAAATAGCGGCAGCATATAGAGTCCCACCTCATTTAGTAGGTGATTTGAGCCGAAGTACAAACAATAATATCGAGCACCAATCCTTAGAGTTTGTAATTTATACCCTAACTCCTTGGCTGGTTAAGTGGGAGCAGGAAATAAACACCAAACTATTTATTGGTAATGAGCGCGAAGTATATCATAGTGAGTTTTTGGTAGAATCGTTATTGCGTGGCGATCTAAAAAGCAGGTATGAGGCGTATGCAGTAGGTAAAAACAACGGATTCTTGACCACAAATATGATACTTGCCAAGGAAAACGAAAATCCTGTTCCTGGTGGCGATGAATTTTATGTTCCTGCAAATATGATCCCTAACTCATTGGTAAATGATTTTTGGGCGGGTAAAAATGCTCAAACTACACCAATTGCCGATCCACCAAAGAAATAAGTTATAACAACACTCTTAGGAGTGTATTTTTTATGCCTAATTGAAGGGAGGTGAGGAAAATAAAGAAAGAAATTCGCACGATACAACATAAAGTTGAAGTTCGCGCCACCGATGATGGTAAAAAGAAAATTGTTGGTTATGCTGCTAGGTTTAATGAACTATCGGAATTACTGGGTGGATGGTTTAAAGAAAGGATTTTACCTGGGGCATTTGATGGGGTACTAGAACGGTCAGATGTTCGCGCTCTTTTCAATCATGACAGTAATATTGTCCTAGGGCGTAATAAATCGGGAACCCTTGCTTTGACAGTAGATGAGCGAGGGTTATTTTATGAGATTGATCCACCTGAAACGCGAACAGCAGATGAATTAATTATATCAATTGAACGCGGTGATATTGATGGTAGCAGTTTTGCATTTACGCCATCGGAAACAAGGTGGGAG